TGGCTACGTCGCTATTCTCAGGATCTTGAGAAATATCAATGGCTTTTAGAGGTAGCGTAGTTGCTGTTCCTCCATCAGTCACTTTCAATTCAGAACCAGATATACCTGTTACGGTACTCCCAGCACTTGTATATACGACATCAAAATTACCCAACAAATCTGCAATTGGGAATGCCGCATCTGCTTGAATTTCAAAAACAACCATAGGGTCATCAATGATAAAAGCAATGATATCAGAAGCATTAGTGCTTGCAGGGTAATAGTTACTAAATGTTACATCACCAGATGTAGGATCTGTGTAAGTGCAACCGTTGAACACACCAACAATAGGTACTGTTCCGCCATCGGCGTGTATTTCTACACCACCACCAGTGACTTGGGCTACCATGTCACCTTGGAAGATAGATGTACCGTAGTTTGCGGCGATTCTGTATCGGTTTTGTCCACCAGTGAAAGGGGTTCCCCCTATTCGACCAATAGGACGTAAACCGAAAGCAGCATCTTGATTTGCCATTTTTACTCTCCTTCAGAGTTTTTCGCTGTATTTCGGACTGTGCCGAAGCTTACAGATGATTTACGTTGTGGAGCAAGTTTCGGCATGGCTGGATTGTTTTCACGCATCCAATCACGATCCACTGCTTCCATTTGTTGTTGAGAGACACCTTGATAGTGCCTATTCCGCTGCTCTGCCATTTCGACGGGGATACGAGCGAGAACAAGACCACCAACACCTATAATGCCAGCGTTTCTTCCCTCATCTACTATTGGTCCTACATAATCTGGGTAATCCTCTGCGCGAACAAGGTCCCATCCTTCTTGCCGTTTTTTATGAACGTTAGTCTTATCGTCGAATTCCATTACGGATTCGCGTATCCAACGGTGTTGATAACCGATTGGTGGTTCTGGAGCTTCCAAGGCTGATCCTGGACGCCATGTTTGAGGTCTTTGTGTACTCTCCCGCGTTGTTGTATCGCGTGCTGTCCTATCTGCCATTAGTCTCTCCTATTTTCTAATTTAGCCACTTCTTTTGCATATGTATCAAGAGGAATCCTCATTTTCTTAGCAAATGCGACTTGACCCGGTGTTAATTCAACCGACTTTTTCCGCCCACTTTTTAAAGACCGTCCGTTACCAGACGAAGGAGTGATAGCTTGAGCGTTTTTTTTATCATCCTTTGTAAATTTATTTGGAATTTCAACACGTAATCTCTTATCAATCTCAGAATAATATTCCTGACTTGATGGATCAAATGCTTCTTCTAAAACTAACTGTTCATGTATTGCTTGAGCAGCACGAGTCATAACACGATCTTTTCCAAACCATTCGTTCTTAGATAACCAATCTTTAAGCTTTGGATCTTCTTGTGCTTGATTTACAGGAGGCTGCTGCGCTTGTTGAGCTTGTTGCGCCTGAAACTGCTGTTGTTGCTGTTGTTGTTGCTGATTAGTAGCAGCACGAGCTTTTTGAATTCTTAATCTTTCTTTCTCTATTGCTATTTGAGAAATAGCAGATTGAGCCTCTGCCATTTTTTCAACATCTCCAGACTCATGTGCATCTGCATAAGCACGTTTTGCCTGAGTTTCTTGAGAAACAACACGACCTTCGTACTCACTCATATAACCTTTATCTAGTTGCCCCAACCTTTGTTTTAATTTTTGATTTTCTGATTCTTTTTGTTGGGCGTACTGATAGGCAGCTTGAGCTTCTTCTGAAGCTTGCTTACGCTTGGCGGTTAATTGATTTATTCGACGCTGAACATTGTCACTAAAAGACGCTAGTTCCTCATCTCCATCTGAAGCTTTAGAATCATCACGAACATTTGTTCGGGTTTCTTCTTTTTCCTCAGTAGATGCCTCAACCTCGTCTGAAGTTGTTTCTTCTTCTATTTCAACAATAGATGAGCCATCTTCTTTAATTTCTTCTTCACGAACTTCTTCATTCATAGCCATTTTTCCTGCTCTCCTGTTCTTTATACATATGAAATGTCTGTGGGGTCAAGTATTGTTGCAATAATATTGTCGTCATTTATGATACGAACCTCAAGTCCGTCCACTTTAAACCTATTTCCACTATATCTTCCTATAAGAACCCATGACTTTTCAGAACACCAAGAACCACTTGGGAACTTTTGGGCATCCTTATAAGCATCAGGTCCTAATTTAACGACATAAGCAGATACTGTTGCAAAACTTTCCTTTTCCCTAATCGCATCAGGAACAATAATTCCTCCTTTTGTTTTTGCGCTGGGATAGTAAGGAATAATCAAAACCCTATAACCAGTAGGCTGTGGAAGTCTTTCCAGGGCAGATGGCTCTAAATTAGAGGGGTCACTTTCATTTTTACTTTTTTCTTTCTTCTTACCAAATGCTGTTTCTAAAGGCTTTGGTAGTTCTGAAGAAACTTTTTTGTCTTTTGCCGCTGCTCTTGCAACGTGTTCTGGGACGAATAATTTTTTGTTAGTCATCGTCAAGCTCTATACCTTTCATCGCGGTTTTAATTTCGTCTTCAACGTAGGCCATTCCGCGTACTTCGCCTACAACGTACCGATATTCTTCAAATGATTTAATCGAATTGTCCGCAAGCTTATCTTTCAATCTACCATCGCGCTCACGAATACTTTTTAGTAGATAGTCTGCTAAACTTATAGCTTCCATAGTACCTCCTAAAGACAAAATATAGGATCTTCAGGGAAATACAAGTAATATTACCACAAAATTATAAAATACCTTTAAACCTCTGGGGTCTTGATATTGGACTAATCTTTTTTATTGCTCCGCCCAGCGCTTTTTTTTGTACTTTTTTTCGCTTTTGCTTTGGGCTTTGCTTTTTTGATTTCTTTTTTTGGCTCAACGCTATCGCTACTGCTTGCTTTTGAGGATAACCCTCCGATATCAGCTTGGACACGTTGAATTGTATCGTTTGCTGACTCGACCCCTTTTTCAACGGCATTTTCAACACCTCTTTTTGCTGCCCTTATTTGTGCAATAATTTTATCTCTTACAGAACCCATTAATTCATTCCTTTTTGTCTAGCGTTAAATTCAGCAATGTCTCTTTGAGTTTGAATACGATCTTCTGCAATTCTAGTTTTGTCCTTCAACGCTTCTTCTGAAACATCAATACGTTGTTGGGCTATAAGAGTATCATTACGTTCTTTTTCTTTCTCTAGCTTTTGCCTTACATCAAACTCAGACTCTTTTCGTTGCAAATCATTAGCTTTTATTTGCAATTCTTGTTGTCTAATTGCCACCAAAGGATCTTCTTGAGGTGGTGGAGTTACAGCTTGAGCTAATTGCTCTGTGGTGTCTGCAATAATTTGAGCTGCAATCTTATCAATCTGTGGTTTGATTTGCTGCATCATCATTTCCATTTGTTGTGGATCTTGCTGTATCTCAGGTGGAATGCTTTGCATAACTTGTGCTTGAGCTTGTCCCTCTGACATAAGGCCAATGTGTTCTTGAATATGTCCCTGAAGAGCCATAACAGCATTTGGGTTCATTTGTACCGCAGATGTAGCCATAACAGCTAAATGAGTTTCTATATGTGCTTGATGATCCTGCTCTGGAAAAGCTTGCAATGCTTGTCCCATAAGAGCGTTTTGATTTTCTTTTGCAGCATTAACAGGGGGAGGAGGAGGTGGTGGAGGCGGTAATATTGCCTCGATATTAGTTACACCTAAAGCCTCATACATTTTTCTGTATGCTTGATACAATCCTTGTGGTCCACCATGTATTTCTGGATTTGATTGCACTAACTGCAATTCACTTTGAGCCAATGCAATTCTTTGTGACATAGAAAATATATTAGGATCACTAGCTGGTAAAACATCTACACGTCTATCAAAATCTTGTGCTTTAATTTCTGGGCCAACCTCCATAGACGGAGCATAAGGATAAGGCTGCAAGCCTTCACCAAATATTTTAGCTAGTAATTTAAATTCAATTTTTTGTGAGTAGTGTAATCTTTTGTGAATCGCAGACATAACCTTTGTACCGCGCTCCATAATAGCCATTGTTGTGCCAACAGGTGTCTCACCACCCATCTCACCTATTTTTAAGTCAGCCATAGAAGCAAACCTACGCCCAGCATCAACCAAAGTACCTAAAAGATTGTAAAGGGTGCCTGACGGCTCTTTAAACGGCAGTGGCATAAGAGAACCACGCAAGTCTCCACCCACAACATCAATGTCTCTAAACTCTCCTGGCTGCAACGGGTCGTCATCGTTTCGAATACGGGCGCCACGCGCTTTAAATCCTGCTGGTAAGTTAGCCAATGTTCCAGCGTCAATAAGCTGACGTAAAATAGAAGTAGAAGCTTGAGCCAAACCACCAATCATATGCGTTAAGCCAAGGCCATAAAAACCAAGACCTGGTAAAAACTTGTAATGGACAAAATATTGCTTCTGACGCTTCATAGGTTCTATTTCATCATAATTGCGTCTAATGCTTAATATCTCATTGTTATCTTCAAGTATGGTTACAATATAAGGAAGCTTTAATCCTGTTTGTTCTTGATCCATACCAACATCTTCAAAGCCCTCTAGGTCCAAAGATGTATGAACTTCGTATAAAGTTAAATCACGAGATGCGTTAGAGGGATGTACGCCTTGAATATCATCAATTGACTCAGTAACCTCATCTGAATCTGACTCACCATAACCATCTTCAGGTATCTCAATATCGCTGTAAAAACCAGCTAACTGCAGCTTTCTAACTTCGTTCGAATCCATAGATATTCTATGCGTAATGCGTGGAGAAGACGCTAAATCTGTTGCTCCATAAGGAACAATAAGATCTTCAGCATGAATAAAATTACTGACCGCACGTTGCTTTAAAGGATCAAAGTAAACTTTCTTAAATGTAGATCCAATAACAGGAAGATAGAAAAGCATCTGATCTAACTCAGGATCATACTCCTCCATCTCATAAGTAATCATATAATTCATGTAATCTTTAACGCGCTCTGCTTGCTTAACAAGCATTTCGTTTTGCGCCCCAATAACTTGCGCTCGAACCGGGCCAGACGCTGGCAGCAACTCTCGATAAGCTTGCGCTTGGAACTGTGTAACTGATTCAGCCAATAATGGATGTATAACACCAGAAGCCCCTTCAAAAGGCTCTGTTCTGTCTTCTGTTTGCATTCCTAGAAACTCAAGACCTTTTTTATAAGTATCCTCCCAGTCTTGTCTTGAAGATAAATCATCTAAAATAGATCCAACCAAATCTGAAGAAACTCTACCAAGAGCGCTTTCCTCCATAACTTCAGCTAAATTACCATCAAAAGGTATTTCTGGAACCACCTGATCTGGAGATTCATAATCACCAATAACAGCGCTTCCATCATCAAATTCAAAAACACCTGGATCAACAGGTATCTCAGTCATTTCAACAGGAACTTGTTGTTCTGGTACTATAGGCAATTCAGGTACGCCACCTGGTCCCATGTCGTCTTCAATAGCCATTTAAATCTCCTATATAGGTGTTGAGGTGAAATTGTATCCGCCAACTATGACTGTAGGGAGGTAACCAATCATAGTTATTCTACTCCACCCCAACCTCGAAACTTGAAACATTAAAAATCCTTTTCAAGTATTATTTTACGCCAGAAAATCTGGTTCCACGCAATGCAGCACCACCACCACGAGCATTACCCGCGCCAGTGCCACCCTCAATTGGAGCCTTTTTCATTTTCTCATAAGATTGAGTCATAACACCCATTTTATTTTGACTGTTGCCATCTGTAGGCGTCTTAGGTGTTTTAACCATTCCATTATCTTCTTTCATTACTTTACTCCTTTAAAATTGCCACCACGACCAGCCATAACACAACCGCCGCCTTTATAATTTTTAACTTTTCTCTTCTTAGCCTCACCACCATACATCATGCCTTGAGGTCTAGCTTGTGGCCTAACAGATTTTGTAACGCCTTTACCTAAAGCCATATTAATCAAGTCCATGTCACGATTAGACAATGTTTTGCCAGATTCCTTGGCTTCCATTGCAGCTGCTCTATTACCACGCTCAACAGCTTCTCCTTCTGCCATCTCTTGCAGAAGTTTTAAAATCATTTGGCTTTCATTAACACCTTGATTTTTACGTCCCATCATCTTGCCAATTCTCCTTTAATAATACTCTTTACGTTTGCTATAAGTATATTCATCGTCGTCATCATAATCGGTGGGTGTTGTAATAAAACCACCTTGTCTAAATCTTAGTATAGCCTGTGTCATCGAATCTGCCAAGTCATCATGTTCACCATTGGGAAAAGAAGCACATTCTTCCATAACTTCATCAGCAAAAACTGTATCAGGACACCAAACCATTCCACTTTCAAACACAGGAGCGCAAGAGTGCATCCTTGTAAACTTGTCTGCACCACGGCTCGGAGTAAAAGGCGTTACAGGAATACCAATCCGGCGCAACTCTTGCGTCAACGGCATACCAGACCCCTTCTGCTCTATCAAAACCATATCAGGCTCGTACAACTTGTAAAGATCATTTGCTTCTTGCTTGAGTTGAGGGAACTCCCAACGCCCCTTAACAGCATCTAAAAGCATAATATGGTCTTCATTTGTTTTATCTTCAGTAAAAATACCCCAAGTTGTAACAGCAGAGTAATCAGCTCTGTCACTCTTACTAAACGCCGTATCGTAACTTTGAATAATGTAGCTACAGGGGGGTGGATCGTCCTTATTCCACTGCTGCCACCATTCTCTTTTAATAATTGCACCCTCTTCAGCAGTAGGGTTCTGCATATACTGAGCATTCCATTTAGCAACAGGAATAGACGCTTTTACGCTCTCTAACTCCTCTAAATCCCAGTATTCAGGCCATAAAGAGGTGCCAGAAGGCATAATTGCAGGGAATTCCACTATATCCCACTGATCAGCGCCCTTTTCGCTCTGTCTTTTTAAAACTTTAGCCGTTAAGTCCCTAATAGACCACCTAGTCATTACAATAATAATCGAACCGCCTGGCTGTAAACGCTGCCTTGGGCCAGAAGTGTACCACTCGTAGATATTATCCAGTGCAGTAGTGCTTAAAGCGTCTTGCTCAGACACAGGATCATCAATAATAGCCAAATCAGCACCACGGCCAGCTAACGCACCCCCCACACCAACCGCGTAATACTCCCCACCGCCGTTGGTACTCCAGCGACCAGAGGCTTTTGCGTCTGATGCAAGCTTAACATCAGGAAAAATGTCCCTAAAGTCATCGCTATCAATTAAATTCTTTACTTTTCGACCAAAACCAACAGCTAATTCAGCCGTGTGAGTCGCTTGAATGATTTTTTTAGTAGGATCTCGGCCCATAAGCCACGTAGGAAACAAATAAGAGGCAAATTCGCTCTTAGTATGACGTGGCGGCATATTAATAATAAGCCTTTTTATCTTACCATCAGCCACAGCTTGGAGTTTCTCAGCATAAACCTTGTGATGACGCCCCTCAATAAACTGAGGCCACACATGATTTACAAAAGCCATGAAATCTTTTTGTTTTTCAGCTCTATCGTCCAACGTTGTTAAACGCTCTAGCATAGGAGCTACTGTAGCAAGTTCCTCATCCGTTAAAAAATCTGTAAACTTGCTAATTTCATTCATGACATCGAGCTTAGTAACCTACCAATTGCACCATCTAAGTTAGAACCTGAAGTCGCACCGCCCATATTAAATTGTTTTGGCATTCTTAAAACAGGACTTACAACTGGTGTGGGTGGTACTGGATCTGGCGTTACAACTGGTGTTGTAGGTCTAATAATTGGGTTTAAATCAATCGGCCCAGAAGAACCGCCACCTCCGCCAACAACATCAATAGGAACACAAGTATTTGTATTTGGATCTAATTCAAAGCCAGGCTGACAAGGGTTATATGGCTCATCAAGTCCTTCAGGAGATCCTTGACCCCCTATATCTTCTTGATAACCTTCAATTGCCTTTGACATTTCAACATTATCTCCATCACTATCAAAATAACCTTCATTACCTTGCATATCACCCATGTAACTTACAGTTTCACCAGATTTATCGCTAACACCTTGGGAACCTACAAAATTACCGTCTTTATCATAAACAGGATTAAATCTAGTAGCACCAGTGCCAAGAATACCTGTAGCACCACCTATACCAGTGCCAAGTAAACCAGAACCACCGCTTTGACTTATTACTTGATTAATAGCTTTTTGTTTTCTTTCAGGTGAAGTTCCTAGTAATCTACCAAATGGCAATAAGCTAAGAGGATTAAAGCCAGCATTGGCAATGTCTTCTTGATTCTGAACACCAGCTTCCGCAACTCTCATAGCTTCTGCTAGTTGACGATTTTTTGCAGCTATAGC